CTGAAGTCACGAGAGATAAGTTTTTGGTTACGTAGTAAAGCGTAGTACTGTGCTGGACGCATGAGTAATACTGCTTCAGATACATCAACATCTTTCTCTTCAATTTTCTGGCACATGTCCTGAATTGCTAATTCTAGCAAATCTGGGTCTAGTTCATCACCAACACCAGCTAGTACGATTGGAGTACCACCTTGGAAGCCTTTAGGGGCTGTGCGAACGATGTTAGTAGGAGTTAAACCTTCCCAACCACCTAGTGAAACGCCATCTGGGTCAAGGTTAGTTACTTGGCAAGCTTTGATGCCCTGTACTAAGAAAGACTCATCGAAGAATTTACCGATTTCTTTACCGTGCTCCATACCGATTTCTTTACGAGTATCGATGTGAGACAAGAATGAATCAAGAACGAATTCGTTGGTACGAGCCAATACGATTGTATCGATTTTGATAGAGATGTTATCGAACGTAACACCGTTATCAACTGGACGAATACCACGTGCAACTTTCTGCAATGCACTTGAACCAATACGGTCGTTAGTTAAGGTATCAGTACCACGGATGGTTTTGAATTTAAAGAACTGACGCATGAAAGATTCTTTAAGGATACGGTGCTCAACTTCGCCACCATATTGCTCGATGTAAAGTGGGTTGACGTTACCAGAATCTACTCCGGCTTGATGTCCTGAACGTACTTGTTCGTTTGCTACTGCTTGGCCTACAATTGACATATAATATTCCTAATCTTTAATTAATAACCACGGGCGATTGATTTCGACCGACGGCTGTTTAGTTGTGCAATTTCTGGACTAGTTTCGTAGTTATGCCCGTTATCCATTAACTTTCGGAGTTCACGATTATAGCCTGATTTGTCTAATGGTTTGCTACCATACTCGGTTACTGAACTCTCACCTGTCACTAATTTGGCTGGTTGAGATATAAACGAGTCGGACTTCTTAAAACTTTGTACTAACGAATCTATTGCTAGTTCCGCTGCTTTTCCACCTTGACGTAATAGACCATTGATTTCTTCACGGTCTGATACTGGTAGATTTGTCTTTGCCCATGTTGCAAGTTCTTTAAAAGTGTCTGCACCTGTTTGGTCAGTGATTCCTTTAAAGGCATCTTGTACTTGGGTAAAGATTTTATTATCTGCTGCTTTAGATGCTACTACATTAGAGGTATGTAAGCCTTTTAATTTATCTGCAATTAAACCTGCTACACCTTCTCCATGCTTCTCTACGAGCTTCTTCATAATCTCGATGCTTACTTCGCCATCTGCTTCGGTAACTGCTGTAGCTACTTCTGATGGGGTTAGTCCTGCATCTTCTAAGAACGGTCGTACTTTCTCTGCTGCTGAAGAATCGAACTTAGGTAAAGGTTTGGCATCTTCTACAGGTGCTTCTGCTTCATCTAGTTTAGCTTCGCCTTCTACAGCTTCTTCTGCTGGGGCTTCTGCTTCTTCTTCTACTGGGACTGGATTCTCAATGGGGTTACCACTGTCGTCTAGTCTATTATCTTCTTGCCAATTCTCGTTAGGGGAGGGTGCTTCCGCAACTGGTACTTCTTCACTAGTTGGGGTTACATTAACGTCAGTTGTCATTTATTTTTGTCCTGTCTGTGGTTGTGCTTGCGCTTCAGCTTGGGCTATTTGACCTGCTGCTTGTGCTTCCTGTTGTGCTCTCTGAGCCTGTGCTGCTTTAACATCTTCTTCTGACTTGAGTAAGTCGCCATAGGTTATACCATGACCTGCACCTAACATAGCGATTAGTTTTCCATAATCAATACGTAGTGCTACTTCTTCTGGTACATCACTTAATGATACTAGGTCATTAAAGAATGCACGTGTACGGTCTAACTCGGAGTTCCTAGATAAAGAGTCTAATCCTGTAACAATGACAGGTTCTACTTCTTTAAGGATAGGGTCGAATTTCTTAATCAGTCTCTTGGCTAAAGGAAGCTGCATGTCTGTAGCTAATCGTGAGTATACACCACCGTAAGAGCCTTCTAACTCTTGGGCTTGCATACGTATCTCTTCAGCGGTTACTCGCTCTGCATCTCGTGTTACGGAGTTGTTAAGAAGGAATGCTGCTGCGATTCTACGTTCTACTGCTTGGAACTGCGTGAGTAAGAAGTCTGATGCTGCTTGTACATTGGCTGTGTGAACATATAAGTCCTCTTCTCTACCGTGTACGTATTCACCACTTGCCGCTTCTGTAATCTTCTTAACGTCTGTCATACCAGTAGGGTCTACTAGAATCTTAACGTCAGTAATAATCACAGTATAATCTAAGATAGCTTCTGCTAACGTAGACAACGTGTGGAAGTCACCTGCATACATCTCAACTAAACCTGTACCGTAATCTTTATTTCGGGCTAATGCCCAAGTTAATGGTAGCCACGGTAAGTCGTCTTCTTTGTAATGCCCAACTTTCAAATGACATGCACATAAATCTTCTAGCTCTTGCCATACTACGAAGTGGTCTTTAGCTACTCGTTGGATACCTGTGAATATAGTTACTTCTGCATCTTCAAGAATGTTTTGTTCTGCTGCAATCATGGCCAACTCATCACTCAATGCGGATACTGCTTTAGTCTCCTGAATGATTATCTTAACTGTGTTGCCACGTAGGTCACGCTCTATTACATAATCACGTAAAGAGTAAGCTTGCATACCACCATCATCTGGCATATACATTAAAGCATTACCTGTGATTATCAACTGTAGGATACAATCCGTCATAGTCACACGAGCGTTGATTTTCTCTAGCTCTCGCATTGAACCACGTTCGCTGGCTGCTAATGCCTCTTGGATGTCTGCTGTGTCTAGTCCCACGTTTTCTGATAATACTTCTTCCTTTTGTTCGTCTGTTAACGTTAGTCGAAAGAATGGTCTTGAAGGTTGAAACAATGCCATCATAATCTTGTTAGATAGGTTGTTTACTGCCTGTGCGCCCACTGATTGAAAGTCATTCTGAAACTCTTCATCGTTGCCTACGGAGTTGTCTGGAAATATAGTCGGCATTGTCCATCCAGCGTATCGCTCTGCTCTAGTAAGAACAGATTCGCGCATAGCTGACATCTTATGGAACTCGCCTTTAAGTAAGTAATCACCCGACAAATACTTCTCAGCATGTTTTTCTGAGTTCATTTTAAATCCTTATTGTCGAGCCAACTTCGCTCTCTATTTCTTCGTCATCAACTTCTAACGATATTTGTCCCATTGAGCCTACACCCTCGCCTTCTGTCTCTGCGAATACTTCAGATTTACGAGCTTGTATATCTGCTTCAACGGCATCTTCTTTTGCTTGTTTTGCTGCTTTCTTTGATGCTTTTGCTTGTAGCATAGAACTACCTATACTAAACACCGCTGATGCGGCTACTGCCGTGACTATCCAAGCGATAAGTCACCTCCTACGTGCTTCCACGTGACTCTGTTAATTATGTTATCTACTGATTGTCTACATACACCAAATAGTTTAGCTATCTTTACATTTGGTATATAACTAGTTAATTCTCTCATCTGTTTTACATCCTGTTCTGATAATATACCGTTTTTAGCTTCTCCGCGAACTTGTCTTGACTTACTTACTTTGTCCGCCATGTTATCTGCTTGAGTGCCTTGTTGGAGATGTTTGGGATTTACACAACTTGGGTTGTCGCAAGTATGTAATACAACACTACCTCTCTTTAGGTCTGCACTGACTAAATCATACGCTTTCCTATGTGCTTTGTGTCGTAGTTGTCCTTCACGAACATGCCCGTACCCATCTCTATCTAATGCACCACTCCAAGGAACACACTCTTGTATGTTGTACTGTACGCACAACTCAGTTATGTGTGTCAATTCTTGTAGTTGGTTCATACTGTTTCTCCAATTGTTTGTCGAGGGTTTCATAGTCAGGAGCAATAAACTCTTGGCGTATATCATCTTCGTTTGTTAGTTCTGTTGCTATGAACTCAGTCCACACTGTTTCTGTAATTGCGTACCCTGCTCGCTTAACACCTGCTTTAGATATAAACGTAGCAGGAGCATCTA